GAGTCGTTCAGCGACGCGCACGCGAGCGCGGGCCCGGCGCCGTTGTCGACGCGGAACGAGCGCAGCGCGTTCCAGCGCGGAAGGAAGCCGTCAGACGCCTCGTCCGTGAACATGACCATCTCGGGCACGTCGGAGCGCACACCAAAGAAGCGGTTGCCGTGGGCACAGATGTGACTCAGCGGCGGCGCCAGCTCGAACGCGTCCGACGACTGCGAGTAGAGTTGCTCAGCGGTGGCGAGCTGGGCGTCCGTGGTGCCGTCGTCGTAGCTGACTGTGCTGTCCTGCCCGACCGAGAATGCGGCCGCGTCCATGACGAACGAGGACATCAGGTAGTAGGTGCTGCCGCCGGCTGCCGTCGAGTAGAAGCGGAGACGGAATTGCTTGTACGCCCCCAGCTGCGACGCGATCAGCCGCGCGTTGATCGTGGCCGTGCATGTCTTCTTCTGGCTGGCCAGCGTGGCGGGCGTGCTCGCGGGGCTCGGCGGGCTGAACCAGCTTTGCCCGCGCGCGTCCACGAACTCGACGACCGTGCGGATCGAGTAGACGCCAGTCAGCAACCCGGCGGCTCCCGGCGCAAGCGTCGGGGTGGCCGGGGCCGAGAGCGCAGCGGCCGGCGCGAGCTTGACGCCGTCCCAGCTCTGCGGGATGCTACCCGCCACAAGCTGCACGCGTCCAACGGTCGCCGTGGTCGGCACGCCCGGAGCGGTGAACTGCATCAGGCGGACGCGGCGCACGACGCCCACGGAGTCGACCGGCGCCGATTCGCCCGCGCCGTTGGCCTCCGACACCAGCACGGGAAACGTGGTGCTGCCGGCCCAACGAGGTTGGTAGTAGGAGAAACGGCCGATGCTGTCATCCGTGGTGCCGCCCGCGCCGAACAGCTGGAATGGTGCGAAGTCGTCGAGCGCGACGCGCGCGTACACGAGGGGGGCCGTCGTGGTGCTTGTGAGGGTGACCAGGTCCAGCGCCTGATACCCGCTCGCCCAGCCTGCCGCGCTGTAGACAGCCACTGCGCTGCCGCTCGCGCGCGACGCCAACAGCATGTCCGGGTACGTCGCCGCCGTCAGCGGAGTGGTGTTGTTGCTGTAGACCAGCACCGCCCAGTTCAGCTGTCCCAGGCTGCTGTTCCACGCCACGATCCCGTTGCTGGTGGAGTAGGTCACTAGCCCGGGGATCGTCACCGAGCTGGCCACCAGCTGGAAGCCGGTGTTGGCACCGCCCGACGTGGCCCACTTCACCGCGCGCACGTTCCCGGTGACCGTCGTGCCGGTCAGGTACATGACGTGCAGCGTCGAGCCCGACACCTCGCACCACACCGCGCCGGGGGCGCCGTACGTGGTGAAGCTCGTGGCCGTGGTCTGCAGCGTGAGCGTGTTCCCGCTGTACGACTTCCAGACGACGCCCGCACCGTCGCTGTAGGCCACGAACGCCGTGGTCCCGTCGCTGCACACGTCGTACTCGGAGCGCTTCAGCCCGCCCGCCGCGGCGGCGCCGATCAGGAACGGCGCCGTGTAGAGCAGCGTCGCCAACGACGCCGTGAATTGCAGCTGTGCGCCGTACAGGTCGCCGGTGCCGGTGCGGACGCCGGTGATCAACCACGTGGGCGTCGTCGAGTTCGTCACCGCCACGATCTTGGGGTTGTAGACCGTGCCGAGCGAGCCCGCGAATGCGGGGCTCGCGATCTCCTGCATCGTGAGGATCTGCCCGTCAGTATCCACGATCGCCAGGAACGTGGCCGGCGTGAACGTCTGGTACCACGCGTGTGACTCGTCCTCCGTGAGCGCAGACATGATGACCGCGGTGTAGCGGCTCGTGACGTTCTCCAGCGCCGCCTCGACGCTGACCACGCGCTGCCCGGGGAACAGCTCCGCAAAGCGGGAAGAGAGGAGCGGGGCCGCGCTCGTGAGCGCCAGCGCGTCGCCGTTACGCAGGAACGTCTTCCCGGTGGCACCCGTCAGGAACTTGGTCTGGGGCGCGTGCACCGGACGCGCGATGACGGCGCCGTCCTGGTCGAACACGCAGTTGTCCAACTGCAGGAACCCGGCAGCCGGCGCGACGGCGTTCGCGTCGGCGGTGCGCACGACTCCGGCGGCGAACGGTACGATCTGGGTCTTCGGTTCGAGCATGGTTCCTCACACAATCCAGGCCGTCGCAGAGTCGACGCGCCGGAAGTAGTCAATGGCCACGATCGGGCAGAGCGCACTGGTAGCGTCCGCGTTCATGTTGAACTGGAACCCGGTGTAGGCCATGGTGCCGGTCCAGGTGAACACCGAGGTGTTGTTTGTCGTGTTGACGTCGCCGCTGGTGGTGGCCGCGATCGGCATCGCCAGATTTGACGGGCTTGTGCGCAGGAACATGCCAAGGATGTCGGTGGCAACCTGTCCGGTGGTGTTCTGCGCTGATGCGCTCGTAGACCCCGCAACGGCCATCTGCAGGAACCGATTGGACACGCCGGTGTTCACGATCGACATGAAGTTTGGTGCCGTCGTCGACGGGCGCCCGGCACTGTTCTGCCAGAAGCCTACTGCTATGTTACGGCTGGCGTTGATTACCTGGTTGCCGTTGAATGCTGTCCAGCAGCACACCCGCCCGAACGCCAGCGCACCCGTCGCCGGCACAGTCACGGCCTTGTACAGCAGATAGTCGTTGGCGTTCTTTGGGAACTGAAGGTGCAGCCAGCTCCCGCGAATCGCCCAGCGGTACGTGCCGGCCGCCGGGAATGTGTACGGGTCGATGCTGTTCACCGCGGTCGGCACCGCCGCGCCGGTGCGATCCCAAATCGACCACGCGCCGCCGTGCGTGTAGCTGTTGAACTCATCGTTGTCCGCGTGCGGGCTCGCTGGCGGATCGATGTACGGGTTGCCGGTGTATGTACGCAGGAGCCCGGCCGTGACCTTCTTCTTCCCGAAGCTCGCGGCGCTGTCCTCGATCGGCACCACGTCCGCATCCACCAGCGACGTCTTCGCAGTGAGCGCGCTCACCTGCGCGGAAAGCGTGCTTGCCCACTGCGCGTCGTTGGTCACGTTGCTGAGCCCGACGTCGGACTTCGTATAGTCGCCAGCCGCCGGCACCACGACACCGGTGCGGCCCTTGAACGACGTCACGCCAGCGCCGCCTCCGCCCCCGGCGTTGGCGATCTGGTACTCGAGCCACGCATTCTGCTCGCGCAGGTATGTGGTGAGCTTGCGCAGGTCCTCGAGCGTGCGGGGCTCAGGACTGCGGAAGCTCGCGGGCGGCTGCGGCTTGCGAACCGTCATGGCTCACCCGCTGTAGGTGCCGGTGGTGTCGAAGACGTCCTCAGGCATGAACTCCACGCGGTCCGCGCGCTGGCTCGTGGCCTGGTTGAACCGCATGATGGCGCGCTCGATGCGCGTCGTCGCACCGGCCACCATTCGAGCGGCGGGCGCGGTGTCGCGCTCTTCCTTCTCCAGGATGGCATACATCAGCTTCCCGACCAGGTAGTCATCCCACCCGTTGTAGGTCACGATGCTGTCGCCCGAGCTGATTGCCGCCACGACGGGGATGTACCACAAGCGCACGCTCGTGGGCGCCGCGGTCTCCGGCGAAAAGCGCAGCTGCCCGCCGATGATCCGCCACATGGGGCGCTCACCGTTGGTGTAGTTGTTGCGCTGCTGGAAGTTGAACTGTGGGGCCGTGATCCACGTGGTAGTACCAGTGCCCGGCACGTCCAGCGCGACCGGCCGGTAGAAGCCGGCCGGCAGCGTGTAGGGACTGGTCAGCGTGGCGCTGGTGGCGAACATCTCGAGCCCACCCTCGCTGCTGTCCGCGATCTGGTCGACCAGCTCCTTGTAGGCGCTGTTCAGGTAGTCGAGCAGCTCCGCGTCCGTGATGAAATCTGCCGTCGGCGTGGCCGTCTCGGCGTCGCAGCGGCGTCGCGCCCGCGTGATGATGGTCGAGACCAACGTAGTTTCCATGCGTCACCTGAGGGCGGGAAGGAGGGGCTGGACCTCCAAAAGAGAAAAGCCCCCGCCCGCGGAGGAGACGGGCGGGGGCCGGTGGAGGACAGCTACGGTGTCACTGGGTCGAGGCCACCACGAAGAGGCTCAGGATCGAGCCCGACGGGGGGTCGGCCGCGGTGTTCGGCGTCGCCTCGGCGCTCGTCTGCACCGTGATGGTGCGGGTCGAAGCGCCGTGGGTCAGCACGGTGGCGAGCTGGGTCGCGCCCGCAGAGGCGGGCACGATCATCAGGTCTACGTGCAGGATGTTGGCGCAGCCGCCCGTGCCATCCAGGGTGATGGTGTAGAGCCCGGCGCCCGTGCGGGTCACCGTGAAGCCCTTCCCGGTCTTGGTCCCGACGGCGCCCGTGGCGCCGATCGCGACCTTTCCCGCGACGAACACCAGCGAGTGATCGCTGAAGGTCGCAAGCGGGGCGATTCCTGACTTGAGCATGGTGTGTGGGTCTCCGGGCTCGGTGTGTGGCTTAGTAG